TCCAAGAGCGCTCATCCCCTTTGTTCCGGCAATCGTATTACACGCGGCGTCCAGACCCAGGCCAACCGTCCCGGCTTTCACGTTGAGTGCGGCGAGAGTCGACATGTTCTTGGTCCCGGCGTAGGTGTTAGCGGCGGCCTGTTCGCCCATGTTCGTAGTCCCTGCGAGGCTGTTGAGGACAGCCAGCCAGCCAGCAGTCGGGGTGACAGCAGCCATCAGACGATGTTTCCAGCGTAACCAGTGCCAAAAGCGGTGTAGTTAGTGAGCAACGTCACCTGGGCAGCGGTGATCGTGTGCGAGGAACCGCCAGAGAAGTAGGCCACGGGATACACACTATGCGCCACGGTGTGCGCAGTAGGGACCTGTGGGTTGGCTCCGGGGTCGATGTAGATGGACGTGACGTAGGGAGCGGCGGGGTTGTTCACGTCCCAGGGGTAGATGTCACTCATGTTCGTGTTGGAGTTCTCCGCTGTCGCCGTGTCCTGGATTACATTTCCATCACTGAGTATCCAAATATTACAGCCGCGGCCCCTCGGGGCATAGTGCATCCACAGGCTCTTCTGAAGGTCAGTCGAATCAGGCAAAAAGGGTGGCCGGTCGTACACAATTGGTGGAGTGAAAACACTCACGTTCTAATTTATGTACAACAAGGGCGACGCAGCGGCAGCGGTCGGCTGGGTGAATGTCGATGCAACCGCGAGCGGCACCGTCTGAGTGGTTGCACAGGTCCCCGACAGGATTGGAGCCACTACACCACGCCCGTGAGCCGAGAGGGTGGCGGCCGCAGCGATGGTCGGGGCAGTGGTTGCTTTGATGCAGAAGTAGATGTAGTACAGGCCCGAGGTCGGAATGGTGTAGGGAGCCGTCAGCGCGTAGGTAATGAGCGTGTCAGCGGCGATGGCGGCTGAGGTCCCGTCAGCGGAACTGGCTAGAACCTTCGACGTGGTGGCGAAACTCGCTATTCCCGCCCACTGGTTGGTCATCGTCGCACCGGCTGTGACCGCGGTCACGAAGCTGATGTTGTTGACGACCGTCCCAGCCGTTAGTGTCATCAACGATCCGAACACAGTGGCCGAAGTTGCCGTGAGGCTTGATGTCGCCAGTTCATCGGGGAAGGACTGGGCGACGACGTTGGCGAGTGCTGACGGCCCGGTGTAGCCACCGTAGAAGTTCTGCATTGCCATGACAGCGGCCCCAATGGCCGGGTCGTACGCCTTGTTGAGAGCGTCGGGGATCATTGGAAAGGTCGAACCGGCTCCTGACCCGCTCGCCTGATTTGCTGTTGCCATTATTGTCCTTTGGTTACTGGGATTTCGGGGTCAAGCGGTGCGTTCGCCCCGCCCGATGGTGCGTTGACTCCCCATACGGGGTCTGAGACCTTGTTCTGTGGGGAGAGAATTGGTGAGGTTCCACCCGTTCCAGGGCCGCCACCGGGTCCTGTGGTCTCTGGGTCTCTGGCCCACGTCTGGTCAACCGGCGTCATTGTCTGGGTCTCCTGTTCCTGGGTACTTCTCTCCGAACTTGGTGAAGGAACCCACCTGAGGCCAGAGAGGTTCGGTCGAGTTGTTAGCGGCTGAGTCGTAAGAAGTCCAGCCGTCGTCAGTCTCGGGGCCTTCCACGTCTCCCAGGGCGTCATCAGGTGCGTGCCATACCTCGCCACGCGGGACCTCAGAGCCGAAGGTCTGAGTGATGACAATCTCACCCTCACTGGCGGCGCGGTCAAAGGAGGTGTTGGCCTCCACGCCACGCAAGTTGGGGGTAGCACCGGGGTTGTTGTACGTCGCGGTCGGCAGGTCGACACCCGCTCCGTTGCTGCCGCGTGAGCCCTTCAGGTACTTAGCGGAGAGCGGTGCCACGCCTTCGGCCCTGCGCGCTTCTGGATTTAAAGCCACGGGATGTCTCCTTCAGGGTGGACTTCGCCGTCCATCTGACCCTCAGCGATGATGCCGTGGTCGAAGGCTGCGTCGTTGGCCTTGGCCCGAACGGGACGTGGGGGAAGGACGGTGTTAGAAAGTCCAGCAATCGACTCGATGTCGGGCTTGAGCCCGAGACCTGACTGTGCGCCGGACCACGGGACTTCTGCGGGGAGACCTGTCATGACACCTCCGGGTGCGCTATTGCTTCAATGGCAGCGATTTGCTCTGGGGTAAGTTGCGAGAGGTCGATGTCCGCAGGCCCCATCACCGACTCTGGTTCGGTTACAGGTTCGACAACGGGCTCCACAGCTGGCTCAGAGACCTCTGTAGTCTCTTCTGCGGGCACGTAACTCTCATCGACTCGTGCTGGACGCGGGGCCACGACCTCTTCCTCTACGGCCTCAGGTTCTGGGTCGGGGCCGTCAACCGGCGTGACGTACTCGTTGGCGTCAGCCTCAACAACGCCGTGACTGAGTTCGACCACAGGCAAGCCGGCGTTGCTGAGATTCGGGCCTTTTTCTCCAGGTACGACCACTTGACCCGTCTCGATTGAGGTGAGAGACCCGCAGGCGAGACACTGAAGATTGGCGACGTCGGGCTGGAGCAGGTCGCTCCTGCCACAGTTGGCACACTGTTCCATAGAAACTCCTTGTTAATGCGTGGGGAGGCGTCCCCCCCCACGACTCGGTTAGAGGTCCTCAGTAGGTGTATCAGTTCCGGCGGTCGAGTTCTGACCGATTGAACTGGCTGATTCCTGGCGCCAGATGCTGGCGCTGCGGAACACGCCATAACCGCCCATCCACTTCCAGCCGAGCGGCTGGAACCGGCGCAGGTAGTCAGTGATGGGACCCATGACCGTGACCGGGAGGGGACCGTTGCCGTCCTTCATCGCCCACACCTTGGCCAAAGCCTGACGTCCGAGGAACAACGTCGCGTAGACATCGGTGTCGGTGGTCGATGAACCGGCATCCGCGAAGAGCGGAGCGGTCGGGGTCTCGATGAACCGAGCGCCAGCGAACGAACCGATCTCACCACGGAAAATCTCGTCCGGGGCGGAGTAGACGTGCGGGGCGATGAGGGCCTGGTTGCCCGACTCCTGCCAGAGGTCGAACGAGACGTCGGGGTGGATGAAGGCGAGGTAATAACCACCGTAACCAGGGACGTTGTTGCGCTTCAGCGCAGCCACGTTGTAGCGCACGTCGTAGGCACGCAGCGTGTCGGTCGAGGTAATCATGTTCCTCGCCGTCGGAGTGATGGAGAGACCAGCACCGGCTGAGTAGTTGACGTTCGTTCCCGCCTGGAGCTGGATTCGCGCCAACTCGTCAATGCTTCGACCAGCGTTGTAGCCGACCGTGTTGGCCTGCACCTCGTCGATGGAGACGAATGACTGACCACGCAGAGCAGCGGTGGTGAGCGTACCCGCACCGTACTCGTAGATGGTCACCGTGACTTGGCTCGACGTGAGGGCAACCGGCGTGATGTCGGTCGACTCGTTGATCGCCGTGGTAGCGAGCGCCATGTCGTTCTGGACGTTGAACACGACGCTGGAACCGGGCATCGACTGATTCGTCGGCTTGATGTCGGCTACTTGGTCGAAGTACAACTCCGGACGCAGAGCGTAGTACGCGAGCATGTCGTACGCCGTCTGGACGTAGTCGACGCTCGTTGAGGTGGTATATGCCATGTGTTAAGAGCCTCCTAGCCCCTGGTTACACTTCGGGCATCACGCCGATCAGACCGTCATGGTTCCGGAATCCTGGGTCACCTGACATCTGCTGGACGATGGCCATGATCTCACCTGGAGACTTGGCGTTTCGTAGAGCAACTGCGAGGTCCACGTCACCATTTGCTGCCGGGGCTCCGCCACCTGCCTGAAGAATCTGTCTCTGAGCCGATATCTCCTGGTCAGTGGGACCAGATGAAACGGGCTGAACGGCGATGATCCCGAACTTCTCGGCATACGCCTTGATGGCGTCTGATTCGAGGGGACCGTCGTACTTCTCAAAGACCACATCTCGTGCGGGGTGGTTGGGGACTCCTGCTCGCTCAATCGCCACGCTCTTTTCCAACTGCTTGGTAGCAGTGGTGGCGGCTTCTAGGTCCCTCTGAGCCTTGCGGCCTTGACGGAGAAGCGCCTGAACGTCTGGTGAGAGATTCTGGTGTTCCGGTTCCAATTCGTTGTCGTCGTTTTGCATTGACATTGATTTCTCCTTGTGTACGCGTTTGCACCGGAGAGTGCATTCGGGGCAGCCGAATTGGCCTATTCAACAAAGCGGCGATGAATGAGTCGTGGCTCCGCTCGAACAACGGTGGACGCCCAGGTCAATCTATGACTCCGGGGTCGGCAACTCGTTATCGATAATTTCAACACACATTGGGTCAACTGTCAAGTCTCTTCGTCGAGATCTATTGAAGTGCGTGCCGAGTTCGTCTGGGTTGTGACGTCTTTCAGAAGTTCGAATGGCGTGACAATTCGCGCAGACCACGTCACATTTCTGCATTTCTTCCAACATCGACACCATGCTTCCGGGCCACCCGCTGATATTGCCTACTTTTATTTCACCAGGACGATGGTCAAATTGAAGAGCCTCAGGATGGCGGCGGTAGCGACAATCAACGCACCCCATATACATCTTGATTGCTCGCGCTATCCGGGTCTTTTCGGTCCCCTCTAGAATTTCTAATTCGCGGAGAGCAAAAACCAGCTTACGTTCCTCCGCTAGTTTTTGTTTGTACCTCGTCCTGCCATTTGCTTTACGGCTCACGTTTCAATTCTACTGGCTCCCGTACCCAATACCGCCGACGCCACTCTGTCCTGCGGCCAATCCACCACCACCGGCGGACCCGGCGGAGCGGGTCTGAGCGGCGCGGGTCACGGCCTGTTGGGCCTGAGCCTGTGTCTGTCCTCCGGCTGTGATGTCCCCCTGAGAGGCGAGCAACGTGTCCTGCGAGACACTGCCCGGACCTCCGGCTGCGGTACCCAACTGATTCTGCTCAAACCCGGCGTTCGCCATTGCGGAGATGGAGTTGAGGCCACCGCCTACAGAGGAGCCGTAGAAGCTCGCCGCACTCTGGCCGCTAGAGGTCAA